ATTTCCTACGTCGATGTAGAAAATTCTACGTTCTGGGGCACGGGAGATTCTGTAGATAACCAGACTATCCTCAATCATACGAAGTTGATTGAGAACTTTGATCCCCTTGTGCAGATAAGAGAGTACGATATTTCTGTTGGTATCCATGATACCAGACGTGACATACGTGATTGCGTCCTTTGCAATCTTGATGCCACTATTTGCGGAAGTGTTGTTTAGACCTTTAGGGTTGTAGATGAAATACTCTTCGGACTTACCGAAGTCATACTTCATAAACTCATCTGCGGTCTTTGGTTTATTGATCTGTCTAACTTTTTTGATCTTATTAGGATCAATGTAGCGAAGTTCCAGAATACCTTTTGCTGGATTATTCAGATCAATGACCTTATGATAATATAATCTACCGTCAATGTACCAACGACGGAACATCTCATGTGACTTACTATCAAATCCAAAAAGGTTTTTGATATGATCAAATTCCTTTCGGATCATTTCCTTGACACTATCACTGACTTCTAGATTGTCCAAGTTAATTTGAACTGGACTATCGTTCTGGTCAGCGACGATTGCCTCGTGAACAATATCTTCAATGGCAGAATCCACTTCTGGATGCATTGCCATCTCACGATATTTTTTCACCATATCGTATTCGGTCTTGAAGTTACCGTCTAAGTCAACGTATTGACCGTAGTAACCCCCAGCGATAAAACTAGTTGCGCCGTCCTCGTTAGATGGAGCAACAGGAGAAGGTGCTCTGTCCTTCTCCTGCGACTTCTTCTTAAACGAGAAACCAAATAACTCTGCCATAATATTTTATTTCGTGGCTCTCGACCTACTATTTAGTTGCCGTCAAATTGTCTGTTGACGACATTACCTGTACCTACATCACCCTGATAGGTTTCGTGGTACTGATATGCAAACTCAACATCAAACTCCTCATAGGAATCGTTGTTGTCGTATGCAACCGATACTTGGGAAACGCTAACTGGGAATGCTGCGACTAACTTGTACTCGCGGAGAACAGTCAGACCTTCAGCAGCAGCGCCAGGACCACCAAACTTGTCGAGTTGCTTGATCGAAATATCTTGGAAGATGTTTACGATATCGGTAGATGCTACGTTAGCATCAACTCCGTTGGTGAGTTGGATCCACTTTTCATATGCAGAACGCAGTTGGAATGCGTCGTCCATATAGAAGGTTGCGGTCCAGGTTTCGTAAGTTCTGTCACCAGGGACTTTAATTACGCGACCACGGAAAGGAAGTTCAACTGTACCTACGTTAGTTGCAGGCAGTGCTGCAGACTTACACATGTAAGTAACTTCCGAATTGTTCTCAACTCCAGAAATACTTGGAGCTGTTACTCCGCCACCAGTTGGCCAAGCGTGATCTACGGAGAACAGGTTGGGGCGAACCCCACCCCTGATCGCCTTTTGGAAAGTTAGAATACCTAATGGTGTTGCCATTTGCTTTTGCTCCTTTTAATTTATCTGCCAGATGGGACGACCTCTTCAAATGCAACACCAGATCTGGTTGCAATAAAGGTCAGTGTGATGAAGTTAATAGAGCGAGCAGGCTTGATGTAAATGTCTGCTTTGAACTCGTTAGAATCAATGACTGCAGCGGTATTGTTTGTTTCGTCACAAACTACCAGGAAGTCAGTGATGCCTCTAGCGGCTTGGATGCCACGGAGGTATGGTTCAACAACGTTCTTAAAGTTGTTACGAGTGAACTCGTCATTAACTTCAAACAGAACTCCCTTCGCAGCGTTGCCGATTGTCTTCTCTGCGACCAGGAAGAGGCGGCGAACGTTGATGCGATCAAATGCAGATGGTGAAGCGAGAGCAGTTTTGTCACCAAAGAGAACGATGCCCTGACCAGGAAGAGAAGTAATAGGATTAATTCTGTTCTGGTAGAGAGAATCTCTTTCAGCTTTGGTTGGGGAATATGCCAGTTTGATGGCATTTCTGATTCCACCACGGTTCAGACCAGCAGGGGAGAACCATGGGGTTCCGTTTGCAGTGACGGAAGCGCAAAGACCAGCAACGTCACCGTTGCAAGGGATCCAGCGATACTTGTCTGCGAAACGGTCGTAAACATACTTCCAACCATTATCGAGAACAGCGTAGGAGCTGCTTGCTACGGTTTGGAAGAAGTCGATTACGTTTCTTGTCTGATCAGCAGAACTTGTTACTCCAACAACATCGCCTTTGAATGGCGAGAGGAATGCAACACAATCCTTTCTGCCCGATGCGATAGTGGCAAGGCTCGATGCGATTGCTTGGGAGTTGGTTTTGCTAGTGGCATCGCCAGGACCCATGATCAGATAATCGATCTGAACAGTTTCTGTGTCAGTAAACTCTTGATATGCAGTGATGATTTCTGCAGAAGTTGCAGTACCAGTTTCTGCACCTTTCTGGAAGGTGTAAGACAGAGCACCCAGAAGGTCAAATGTTGTGGTGCTATCGCTACCAGCGTTTCCAGTTCCCTGGATGTTGTTGCTAGCTACAGCAGCGTTTCCACTTACATCATATGCATCTGCCTCGTGCTTACCCCAGTAAACATAGGAAGATTTTTCCAGAATTGCTTGTGGGTAGTAGTTCTGAGCACCCTCTGCAGTCTTGGCGTCATTTGCCTTAGACAGATAGGTGAGTTTCTCAAGCAGGGAGTTTGGAGTACCAGTGATAGCACCAGTTGCATCCCAAACTACTACGTGCAGTTCATCGTTTGCACCACCACGAGCAGAAACGTGTGGGGAAGTGCCAGGGCGAGGTGCGATCTGATTCCACTTAAGACCAGCATAAACGCTTTGCTGATCGTACCAGTTTGCTGCAGCAGTTACTTCCAGGTCGGTAACGCCATTCTCGATGACATCGGTAGCAACCCAAGTATCAGAAGTAATCAAACTTACTTTGTTGTTGGCAGCATCCCATGCATAGATGTATCCAGACTTAGCGCCGTTAGGGCTGCCTGCTGCGGTTTGGACTTGAGTACCTACTGTAGTTGTAGAGAGTGCTCCGTCCAGGGTCAGCATAACGTCAGCGCCCTTGTCGATAACAGAAACGCGAATTGCATTGGAGGTTTTACCTACCGATCTAGAAGCAAAGTGCCATGGGTTTGCCGCTGCATCGCGGTAGGTTGCCTCATATGCATCCTTGTTTGCAATCTTGAGGGTATAAGGGGTTGTAGTAGAATCGTCGGAAGCGGTCAACTGTCCCGATGTCGATGCTCTTACAACGTCGAGTACGCCGCCATATGCAAGATAACTTGCAGCGGTCCACCAATACTCAGCGTTTGCATTTGTTGGTTCGCCAAATACTTCGAGTAATTGAGCTTCCGAGGAAATTCTGACTGGTTCAAGAACAGGACCTTGGGTGAAAGGACCAGCAAATGCACCAACATTTACTTCAACCGACTCAATTGATCCAAGTGTCAGATCCCTCTCTTGGATCGCTACTCCTGGCGAGAGAAGCGTGCTAGCCATGCGTTTACTCCTGAAATAAAGATTTCATTTTTTATCTAAAATTATTTATAAAATGCTGCTGTTTAGCGATACTCCCACATGAAGGCACGATCACCATACTCATCTACATTCCAAGAGGATTCGCTACTGTTCATATCAGCGGACCATATTGTCCCATCATTATCTATAATTCTTTCATCTTCTAGTCCATCCAGGATAAAACCAAATGGTGCCATGTCCTGTTCAATCTGGTTCTTCTGCTCATCGTAGATTCTCTTACGGATATCTTGATCCGTCATCTCCTTGAAGTATTCTTGTTGGACCAACCAGGAGAAGATAACCAGACACATCACTAGGTCATCGTTATAACCCTCGTCTGCTTCAAACGAGTTCTTGTTTTGAATGAACGTGGTAAATTCAGCAACGATGTTGTAGTCTCTAACAAGTAACTTATCCTCTTCGATCAAAGTCTTGAGGTTAGAACATCCTTGTGCCTTGACAGTCTTAGACATCTTGACACCCATTTGTGTCTTACCACCAGAGAATCCAGTACCAACGATCTGCCCAGCACGACCACGCATGGCGCACATCAATACATTTTCATACTCAATGTCATAGTGAAGCATTGACGCAACTGCTTCGCCAATGTCATTAACTTCAACTAGTACATATGCTTTATTATAATTTTTTGCTACCGTTTGAATAACGTTAGGTAGAAGCATAGGTCTAATATCATGATCCCTATACTTTGCTACTAGTTTCCATGGAGCCTGTGTGATATCAATTACGATGAATGCAGAGTAGTCCTGTGACAATCCACGAGACACGTCAACGCACATGATATAATCATGGTCTGGTAATGGGTTCTCATAGATGTCAAGTCCAGCATTACTGGAGATTGGATCATCGTAAGTTAGATTCCTAAGTTTGGATGCGGCGATAAGAGTATCAACCGATCCTAAGAACTCACACTCAAATTCCTGAGTGAACTGTCGTTCTGAAGTGTTTGCAATAGTCTGTGCTTTCCAGTCAGCATCTCTACCAGGAACCTCTGACCAATGAACCTCAGACCAAGTATATCCATTCCTACCTTTCTGAGCATCAACCCAGAGTTTGTAGAAATGGTTCATCCCATTTGGCGTTGAGATGATGATGACTTTTGTGCTTTTACCAGAAGTAATAGTAGGATAAACAGAGGCAAAGAATTGCTCTGCAATATGGTTTGGAATGAACGCAAACTCATCGAGGAAGATGATGTTAAACGACATGCCTCGGACAGCAGACGCAGATGTAGAAGCTGCCAGTATCTTACTGCCATTCTCAAGCTCCATCGATCCTTTGTTATAGACCACTATACCCTGTTGCATCCACAATGGCAACTGTTCGTAAGCAAGTTGTAACCTTCCCAGCAGGTCACGGGCAGTTGACAGTTTGTTTGCCAGGATGCCGATGTTTACGTTGTCATTGAACAAGGCATAGTGCAACAGATACGAAACGCAAGTTGTTGACTTACCAGTCTGTCGTGGCAACTTTGCGATATTGAATCTGTTCTCGTGAAAGTTTCTAATTAATTGTTTCTGAAACTCCCACATTTTAAATGGGACGACACCTTCATCAAGAGAGATAATCTTTACGTAGTGCATTGCAAAGTAGACGGGATCTTCTTTGCATCTGATATACTCTTGTACTTGCTCTTGAGTAAATTCTATCGGCGTCCCAACCTTCTTCAGATTAGGATTGCCAAGGTATGCGTCAGACATAATAATACTGATAATAAAAAAGGGAGGTTACTCCTCCCTAGCTTTATTTAGTTTGTACCAATCTTCGGCAGTTTCGTAACTCTCAAAGTAATGAATTCTACCACCATAGACGATTGTAAATCTTCCAAGCAAACCATCAAATCCAATATGGGGAATTCCATCCTCATCTTCTTGGACCTCTTGCTCAAGGTAAAGACGATCTTCTGGGACCTCACTCATGACTGACCCTCCTTGATTTCACGTTGGCGACTGTACAGATATTCTAACACATCTTCACGCCATTCCAACAGTTCATAAAAGCACTCCTGATTGTGAGCGCATTGACGAAGTTCAGAATCAGGTTTCAGAACACTCTCAATGAAAAGGGTCAAACCCCTTTCACGCTTCTCTTTCTTGTCCATGGTTAAGAACCTCGATTTCATGTTCAATCATAGCACGAACAATCTTTGCTCTGCCATAATTTCCAAAAGATTCCAGAACTCGAAGTTCTGCTTGAAGGTCTTCCAGAGTTCTCCTTGATCGATCGCTAATCATCTCGATCCTCCTCATACGCCATTCTAAGTATATAGTAGATTGACCAAAGCGCAAGCACTTCGACGAGGACAATCATTAACACTATACTCCAAACTGGCGAATTGACATCCATTAGTCTTTAGGGTAATCTTCTTCTAACTCTGTTAGTCTCTTTGCCCAGGTGGTTCCTCCTTCCATACCCACACATGGGTTAATGCATCTATCATCTCCAAGGTTGTTGCAGACTAGTCCAGCAAGATCAAGTTCGTTTCCTTTCTTGCCTGTGCCAGACCAATAGTGTTGTCCGTTGATCCACAACGCACCACACTTCGGGCATTCCTTTCTTTCAACTGAAAGATCGGACAGCTCTTTGTCAGTCATCTTTGTACTCCTTAAGGAACTTTTCAAACTCGGTTGTGTCCTTAACGAGTTGCCTCTTAAGTTTCCAACCCATCCATTTCATCTGAAGTCTTACAAATGCATAACGCATCTGAAGATCAGCATAGGCAAAGAGTTTCATTGTTTCCTCTGCACCTGCATAGGCGATCAGAATCAATACAAATACAATTACGAAATAGGAACCGTACATTTTGGTAACTCTCTGCTACACAGATTATACCACTATTTACCAAAATGAGACATTCTTAAGACTTATATTAGACTTTGGAAGAAATTATTAACGTTGTTCGATCCAGTTCAATACTGCGAGTACGGACTTGTTAGTGTTAGGAGAAGCGCAGGCAAGTGTATAAGTATCGCTGATTGTACCAATACCAGATCTTCCAATCTGCAGTGCTGCTTTATCATCAACATCAATTAGAGAAGCACCGCCAGCAACAGTGAATCCTGAGAGAAGTGTTGTTCCTCCAGAAAGGGCGGTTGCCGTAAGGTCATATTGCATAAAAGAGTTTGGCTCTGGATGATCTACCCAACTCGCACCAGTCAAAGTTGAGTTCTGGTAAAGTCTCCAATAGACATTCGTGTTATCGTTTGTTACTGCCTGTAGAGATCTCAGTAACATAACTGCCTGAAGTGCAGATGACTTAAGACGCAAACTGATTACTGGATAGAAAGTGTTTGCGAGAGGCAATGTCTTGCCAGTGATAGGAGCTGATATACTCAACAAAGTACCAAGTTTTTCTGGTTCCCCTTCTTGGATCAGAGAGTTAGAACCTTGATAAAGATAATGAGTTCCAGCAGCACCAGTTACATTCTCAATCTCACAACGAATTGGGAGGAATGGAGTAGAGCACCAAACTCTATCCTGAATATTTGAGTTCTTAAATGTATGACTTCTAATAGTCTCACCTTCCATTAACCAATTAAATCCTACAGTTCCAGCACCATACCATTCATAGTTAATGGAAATCATCTGCTGTTTTGTAGCATCAGCAGTTACACCAGTGTATCCGTTACCATCAAACTTTTCACCGTTCCAGTTATCTCTGGTTATTCTCGTTTCTACAACACTGCCAGACGCGCTGCTGCGAATTACATAAGAATATGTGCCTCCATCATCCTCAAAGAAAGCACCATCAGTCTCATTAAACAATCCGAATCTTCTACGAACTCCAGGAGTAGGTGTTTCTAGACGAAT